CTGACCGCTTTTAAAGCGGTCAGGGCATTTATATTTCTCAGCGCCTCTGTGCCTCTGTGGTTGCTTTCCTCTTCACCGCTTCACGCCGCGTCATGCTGCGGTGTACCCCACTACAATACTATACGGTAGAAACCACGCTTACTGCAACGGAATCGAACGGAATCTGCTGAAAATCACTGGTTTTGAGGGATAAATTTTCGAGAATTGCAGCCTGATTTCAAGAAAATCGTGCTTTCAATCCTCAAAATCATGGGTTTTAATGTTCGAAACATGGCTCATTTGTGGGTGATTATCGAACGCAACCTCGTAATTCCATAGGGAAAGTTTCCCTTTTACGTTGATTATGGGGGTTTTAAATTCAATAGAATTTTCAACATGCCAATGGAATTTAGAATCTTTTTCTGCCCATGACGGCCCTGGCCAAAAGTAACCAATATCTTTTAAATTCGTCATTCCAATAATTGCCGATTGCGGTAAGTCACCATGGAGAATCATTCGTCTTTGATTATTATTTAAGGCTGCCCATTGGGAGTTTGTGAAAATATCTGACGGACAATCCATGTTATTATATTCGCGCTTTTTAGAATAGCGATCATCAAAGTTTGCACAAGCATGAATTAGAAGTGGGCCTCGATAGCTGGTTTGCCAGTTTCTGTTTTCAACATCTTTAATATTCCATGCAATTAATGAGGCCCACGGTTGTCGTATTGATAGGACTTTCATTTCTCTACTTTTTGGATAAACCATTTACATGCAGGATTTTTAAGTTTAATTTTAAGCATCTTATTATTGGTACGATTACTGGATCTCGTCTTACAATAATAAATTATCTTTGAACCATAGCACAGACCTTGATGATGATTACAGTCTTTGCATCTGTTGATAACAGGCTGGAAAACAGGTGGAGTAAATAATTGATCGTTCATTATGCAATTTCCGAAGTACCTTTGTTCTTATATTCTTCTACATATTTAATTGCTTCTTTTGCAACATCATGCATAAAATTAACAGCTTCTTTTGAAGTACTAAAACCATCAAATTTACCTGGTGAAGTATTAATGCTTAATAGAATTTTATGTATTTGCTTACCTTTTAATCTGTACATAAAAGATGTCCATTTATTGCTATCTTTAATTTTCATAGCTTCAATTAAAATTTGATCAGGATAATTGCTATAAATTTCAAGTATCGTAATTAAATCCATTTCACACTTTCTTCAGGACCAGTGCTCTGAAATGTCCGTCTTTGCCTGCCATTACTTCACGGATTCTATCGTAGAAGTAGAGGACATTTTCGCCGTTTTTATTTTTGTAACCTTCTGACCAGTCACCCCACGGATCTGCACATATAAAGCCTCGACCATTGTAACCAACTAAACAGATTATATGTCCACCATGGGTAAATAAACCGCCTACAAGTACCGGGTGACCTGCGGCAAGGTGGTCTATTAATTGAACCATAGTCAGCCAGTTGTCTTTAAATGTTGCGCCATCTTTGTGGCCAATGGCATCGTCTGCCAGTTTTTCCAAAACGGCCCAAACCTGATTTAGGTGGTTAGCTCTGGCATAATCGGCAGTCCAAGCGCCCACATTTTTTAATGCCCAGACTTTGATTTCTGGGGCATTTGCTTGCTCGTAAAGTCGATCTTCATCAACTTCAATACCGACGCATGATAAACCCATTGCAAGGGACGTTACGTTGCAAGTTGCATAGGGTTGATGTTTGTTATCTCGCTGTGTTCGGTATTTGTATTTCATTACTTTTTCATTTTCCATGTGATTACTCCTTATACTTGAAATCCTTGTGGATATTTTGTTGTTAATGGTCTGTAATTTGGTTTGGCTACTTCGCCGCAATTCGGGCATTTCATTGTTGGAACTCCATTCTTGTGAAAATTCGCGTCATCGTAACCTTTACCTTCTTGTTCATACCCGCAATGTTCACATAAATAGATTGCCGTAAAATCACGGCGGTGTTGTTCAATTATTTCTTTAATAATCATCTTTACGCTCCTTGATTTTCTTTTTTGCTCAATATTATTTTTAACGCTTCTATCAGTGATTGGGCTTGTCGGCTGGTAAGTTGATTTACGTTTTTTCGGTATTGTCGTTGAGCAAATTTATTCATTTGCTCGAGATCCCATGCCATTTCTCCGCCAAGGGTTTCGATCTTGCACATTTGTTCATCTGTTATCAGCCAGATTATATTCTTACCCTTGGCTTTTGATTGGCCCGGAAGGATTTCTTTCAGCATCGTTGATATTACCAGATTGGATTCTTTAACGGTCAGTTCTTTGATGGATTTTTTTTTGGTTAGCGTGTAAACGAAGTCGTGCAGCATTTCGTTATCCATACCTAGTTTTGTTCGGCCAAGTACGTTAATTTTCTGGATTTTCTTTTTAAGTTCAGGATTATGCATCGATAGAACCCTCAATAATAGATTGAGCGACTTCAAAAATGTTATCAACATCAATTGATAAGCTACAGAATATCATTCTACCACTGAGTTTATTTACTTCCTTGTAAATATTTAAGAATATTCCTATAGCGGCCGCGTTAATGGACGGGACTTCTTTCATGTTTAGAATGATTATTGGGTTTTCATTATTTATAATTAACGATTCGAGTGAGTATGCCAAATCGAATTCCATTCCGGATTTTATCGAACCTACAATATTCACAATCGGTATATTAAAGCCCGCATATTTAACTATTTCGATTTTCATTTTACCTCTACTTTTTCCGAACACGATTTACATTCACCATCTTCAGACCAGTTTGGGGAGCATACATCACAAAGAATGTCGCCGCATTTTTCACAATTCCCCCAGGCTGAATCATAATTTGTGTGATCTATTATTGTACCGCATTTGTCGCATTTTAACATTGCTCTTTCCTTTTTAATTTCTCATATTTTTTCGCTGTTTAGCGATTTGCGCATAAATAAAATCTCGTCTATTTTCGAAGTCTTTCAGTTTTGCCTCTTTCATATTTTCTTTATATTTTTCATTTTTGAGATCTGACAGGTAAATTTGTGAGTCTGCAATAATCTGGTCCAGTTTATGATGTTTGTCTGTGAGTTCGGAATCTTTATTTGCAACGAGAAGTATTCTCCTGTCGAGTTCTAAATGTTTCAGGTTGTATTCGCGTTCAATTATTCTGATGGCTTTTTTTTGAGCCGCATTTAGTTGTTTGATCTGCCTGTCTTTTTCTGCAAGTTCCAGGCGTTTCTCGTTATTTAACTTCGTTGCCTGTTCTTTCAATAGTCTTTTGGTTTGGATTGAATTACGGAGTGTGAGTTTATTTAAAATTCGTTTTAATTTTTTGTTTATTATCATCTGCTTGCTCCTTTTGTTTTTTTGTTCTACCCTGCCTCGGTTTACTTGTCCCGAGGCAGGCGAGTAAATTCAGAAAACGGAATCTTTCCTGAAAATGCTTTCATTATGCTGCCTTTTTTGTTTCAACCGGAAATTCCATCTCAAAATCAATATCAGCCAGATTCGGTTTGATGTAAAAAGTTTCTGAATCATCTGCTATCTCAACATTGATTAATGACTTTGCTTTTGCTTGATTTTTTTCCTGAAGAATTGTTGTTTTATCCAATTCAATTTTTACTTTTAAGAAAATTTTTGTTAGCTTTTTACAAAAATTATCATAGGCAGTGGTTAAGTTATTTTTATCCAAAATAGTTTTTAAGTACTTTTGAGTCATCTTCGTGGTTACTGAATCTGGATTTTTTCTGTAACCTATTGTCCCGGTAGAGAACTTCCTGCTTTTATTCTTTTCATCTTTACCAAGTAGAGCTTTTCGGTTTTTATTTGCATAAGCTGTAATTGCAGTTGCCAAGTCAGCAATCTGTTCATCGAGTGGATTAACTCTATTTGCAAATTTTTCTTGTATGCTCGTTATTTTTGCCTGGTATTCGGAAAGCTCAAGATTTGCCTCTGCATTCAAACTGATTTTCTTTTGCTGTAAATCACCTATCTCTTTGAGAGCAATTGCGATTTCATCTATACTGTTAATTTTCATTTTTTAACATCCTTTTTTGGTTTTTTTGTTGATTTCGCTTTTGGCATTTTTTGCTTAATCGCTACTTTCTTTTTAGAAATTTTAATCGTATCCTTGTTTTTTTGGGCACGATCTGCTTCAATCTTGCCAGGCTCCCGCGGAGTCATACTGGCTTCATCGATATCAGCTGTGGAAACTGGCGGTAGACTCGAAGTGGTCTGTGTTGGTTTTGGTTTCTTAAACCGGAAAAAGTTTTTTATTTTTTCTAACATAATTTTCCTTTACAGCCTTTGCGGGCTGTGCTTTGTTGTTTTGTTAAAAAACATATACCTTTTGAAGGCCTCTCTTGCTTCCCGCTTGGGCGGCCTTTTTTATTTTGTATCATGCGTGTTGTACCTGTCTTTGTACTTTTCTTGATTTTACCAGCGCCGCTTTTTCTTCCTGTTCGTTTAACATGTCTTCAAGACCGGTTAACATGTTCTGCGCCTTTTCGGTGGTATCAGCCTTGCCGCTGACAGCCTTGTGCAGGTGGCCCGGATCACAGTGAATACCAGTTCGTTGTGTTATCAACGCTGCCGCTTCACGATAGCTCAGGCCGCTTGCCTTGAATCTCTTTGGCAGGTCCCTCATGAAATACGTGTGCATATCCGTATCTGAAAGACTTGTTTTGCCCTCGAAAAAGAACTTTAAATTTCGGATTCGTTTTTCCATTGCCGCCGGTGTTGCCAGCGTATTTGCCAGAAGGCGAACAGTTGCTTTTTTGTCGAGCTTGAGACCTGCCGCTGAAACGAAAGCTTTCATTTCTTCGATGGTAAGAAATTCCATGTGATGCGTATCGAATCTGAGACCGAGTTCAGTAGGCCGGATCATATCGCTCAGTTCTTCTTTACCAAAAAGAACAATCGAAAACAGAAACTGCCTGCCGTGTGTTCCACCCAACTCATGTATTTTTTTAAGCCCGTAAAGTGTCGCCGGATGCAGGTCTTGTGCTTCGTCTATGCACAATACCAGTTTTTGCCGTGATGACTGACTGAGCAATATTCGCTTCAATTGAGTTGCCCGGGCAATCACATCTTGCGCAGGCGCTTCGCCGGTTAGCGCCCGGATCATTTGCTTTGCAATCGAGCCAGTTAGTTCCCTGCCTTTAATTAATGCCGGCAATATGTCTATGACTGTATGCCGCTTCTCGCGTAGCTTGCCCATGAGAAGATTTTTAATCTCTGACTTGCCAAGGCCAGTTGATCCAATGATTGCGACCATTCTGTCATTTTTGACCGCATCCATGATTTTTCTATCTGCCGCCACGAAGCTTTTGGTTGGTACAAAGTCCGCCACGGTCTTTAGTTCATTTCCTGAGTTTTCATTGTTCTCATTTTGAATCTGCATAAATATCTCCTTGTAAATTTGTAATAATCATGTTGTGTATTTTAAGTACTGTGTTTCGTTCGATCGGCAGCCCGGCTTCGACCGATGAATTGAAGATTTTGTCGATCATTTCGCGGTAGTCCTCTTTGAGCTCACCCCGAGGGATACCCGTCGAGTTTGCCAAATACAGCCAGGCTTCTTCTGCAGTTTCGTATTGATCGGCCGGTGCCGGGGCGTTGCCCTGGAATGCCTCGCCTCTGGGCGGCAGGGTAATGACGTTTTTGTTTTTATCTTTGATGTACAGGTCGTCGGGGATAATTGTGTTTTTGATTTTCTGGCCTTCGACTATTGCAAAAGCCCGGAGTCTGTCAGCGTCGGTTTTTGGCATGGCGTGATAAGATTCGCCAATGACAGCCTGTCGTTTGCCAGCCGGATCAAGGATGTGCTGGCGGCCCTGTGGATCTTGTGCGATCATCGAACCATCAAATTGATGAATGATTTCAACTCGCGTTCCCCTGGGTAAGTCGGGAGCTACAAAATATTCATGGGCATCTACACTTACACAACCATACGCATTGATACTGCGCCCAAAGGAATCAGCCAGAGAAAGTTCGAGGTCACGCTCGGTGACTGTTCTCAGGTTTGTGAGATACTTTTGGTATGTTTGGGAGTAACCCATATTGTTGCAGTATGAATTATTGTTTGTTTGAAGAAAGTGGTTAAAATACTCAATATCATTGAATCTGTCATGGATATTTAAAAGCGCCATGCGGCGTTCAAACATCTGCTTTATAACACCAATTCTACGCTCGACTTTGCCCTTTGCTCTGGAATTGCCAGGCATGTGAATTTCTTGCTGGATGTAAAAGAAATCGGTTAATCTATTGATGTCGGCGGCTTTATACGGGTTTCCTTTGTCTGAATAAAATATTTCGGGGATACCTTGCAAGATATTGTTGTTTTTGGGCAACATTCCTGCTTTAATTGTTGAAAACCAATCACCGGAGTTTTCACCGAGGTGGTAATCGGCAAACGCCTGAATGTACGATTGATTTGAAAACCAGTCGATGATACAGTATATCCAGATTTTTTTCAGCCCAAGTTTTCTGATTCTGTCATCGCGGTGCATTGTGTCCCGCGATAATTCCGGGTCATACAGTATTTTGCCTTTTTCTCTCAGGTAAAATTGAGCTGCCACAGTTGCATCAATTGCCCAGACATGGTTTGGGTATTTTGCAATCAGTTCAACAGCCGCTACAGGTGCATCAAAGTTTTTCAGGGTAAGCCCCAGTTTGCGCATGTGGCGGTTTATTGTGCTTGCTGAATACTTTTGACTGAGAACACCGAAATCGCCAGACAGGACCTCAAGAGTCTGGACGGTACTCAGAGCGCCGCCACCTTTTGTTTTCGTTTGCTGCTGGGCGCCTACAATCGCAAGAAGGTCCCGCTGAAATGTATCTTGATCGGCAACCCGGACTTTACCGGCATCAACTCGTTTCGGGGTATAAAATCCATGTGTATTAAATTCACGGATTCTGCGGTAAATGGCGTGGTAGCTCATGCCCCATTTTTTACCCTCTGCCTCAAGGTACTTTTTTTTCTCGCGGTGCGGCAGATCTTGCCAACGCCGCATGATGCTCATAAAAATTGAATATGGCAGCTCTTTTTTCTTCATACCTTCCTCCGAAAAATTAAACTGCTTATTTGTTACCCGCTGAAAGCAGGTGGTGAAAATACTTGTCTTGCAGGGCCGACAGCGCCGTAATCGCCCCGGTTATAACTCCGGAAAATTCATTGATAATTTCAGGGTCTTCGGTTTCAATGTTGTTGAGTTCCTGAATGGTTACAGACATGCTGCCGCGTGCAGACATAAGTGTTGATAGAATCTCACGTTTGTCTTTGATCGCTCGGATTCGTTCGCCGCCGGCGAGTTGTTCAAGTTCATCTGCAAGTTTTTTGTTTTCTTCTGATTCGAGTTTGAATTTTGTGACATCCTGTTTAAGGTTTTTGGTTTTGGCTTTTAACTGGCGAACTTCGTTTGTAAGTTCCGCGTTTGACATTTCTTTTAACTCATCCAGAGTAATGACGTTTCCCTCTGAATCTGTGTACTCGCCATTTTTCAGTTGATCTGCCTTTGCGGCGTCTTTTCTGACTTGTTCCAGAAATCTGTGTGGAAGGGATGCGATATCATTAAAATGTTCGGAGTCGCAAAAACTGTCAGCAATACTCAATAGCCTCTGTGTATGCCGGGGACTGTACATCAGAAATCGCTCGGTGTATTCTTTGAAAGAATCACAACCCCGGAATAGATAATACTTATTGTCACGAATGGTTTTCAATGACATTGCCAGAACGCTCATTGAATTGGAAATCTGGGTCTCTGCCTGAAGCATCTGTGAAACGGCTTCTCTGGTTACTTGCACCTGAATGCCGGTTTCGGGGTCGGTGATTACCTCGCCAATTTTTGCGAGTTCATCAGGATTGATTTTTTCTGGTAGTTGTTCTTCGTTATCTCTTTTCATTTTGATTTCCTTTTTAGTTTAACATGCTGATTTTTATTTTTTGTAATAGTTTTTTTTTAAGTTCTGTATCGATTCTATAGTTGTTATGCTCTTTCATCAGGAAGCCTGCCTTTTCGAGTTTCTCTAAATAGTTGTAGGTTGACCGCTCTGGCAGGCCGAGTTTTAACGCGATCTCTCTGCCGTAGAAAACATCGCCGGGGTTATTGAGCATGAACATGAGTACTTGCAACAAGCGGATCATATTTTGCCGTTCTCGTCCATTGGTCTCATGTTGCCAGACAGGGCTTCGCTGTAAATTCGTGACATGATTTTACAGGCATAAGCCGTGCCTTTAATTTGTTTTAGTCTGGCCATGATCGTTGCCTGATTGATGAGATACTGATGAGCAATGCTATATTCACCGGCACATGCCGCTTGCAGATAATCTCTGACCGTGTTGTCCAAAAGTGTTTCGATCAACTCAATAGCCTTTGTCAGGGTAATGTCGTTCTGGTTCATAATCGACTCCATATTGCAAGCGCGGTCGTGATCGCCAGACCTGCGATATACAAGTAAGCTCGAAGTTTCAGAGGGTTCTTGAATGTGCCTCGCGGCCTGTGACGGTCGACCGGCAATAGTTCATGTAGTTTCATATACTCTCCTTTTGTTTTTTAATATCAGGAATAAGTTCAAGGACGCCATCCTGGACGAGTTCGATTTCTCTGACCATGTGGCTCATTGCCAATTCTCCCAGGCTTTTTATCGTGGAATAATAATTCCCATAACCCACGTTGTCATCACTGCTGATCGACTGTGTGTGTTTACCAAGTTCAATGGTTACTGTGACTTTCATACGACCTCCATTTGCCCCATCAAGGGGCCGGGGATTTCGCGCCCCGGCTCGCGGGAAAGGAGGAAGTATGCTTTAAAATAAAGCCGAATAAATATTTGAATGAGAAATACCGATAATGTGGCATGGATATTGAAAAAGCCACTGTCATTGCAAACAAAGCGATCAGGTTTTATGAGGATACTCAACCCTTTCAAATACCATTCAGAAATATTCTGGTTGATGTACTTATTGTATCCGGTGACAATGTACGCTTTGAACCCTCTATGCTCTGGGCTGGAATCAATAGCAACATCGTTATCGACGCAATGGCCAAAATTCCTCGTTGCGCTAACGATGACCAACTGAACGATGATGATATTGATAAGTGCTACTTTACTGTATTTCATAAATATAAACTTCTCACAATTCGGCGCATGATGCGTTACAACGAGGTACTTCATTATTGTGCCTACATGCCGGCGGCGACTTGGGTTGAATTCCAACCGCTTTGAGTGATTCTCTGACATTTTCTACCATTGACGGTTTAAACCTGTCGAGGCCGCGACCATTCATCACGGATCCAATTATATAGGTGTCATAATTTATTCCTGTTTTTTCAGAGATCATTTTAGATATATCTCTGTAACTCATGCACGCTGTACTCATCTCATTCTCCTTTTTTGTAATACTGACTTGCTGGCGTTGCGTCCAGTTGCCAGATTTCGTTGGTAAATTTTGCTTTCATTTTTTTACCCTTGAATTTCTTCAAACGAGTTTCACTGATTCCTGTAATGGTGGCTGTCTTCTTTGCCGAGAAAGATTCGGCCGTTTTCATCCTGCCCTCCTGGACTCTTTTGGCCACTCTTTCAGCAGCGGCCAGAGGTTCAAAACTTGCTCGTCGCTCAATTCGAGATCGTTTTGAATCGCCTCGATGATCCATACGATTTGCTCGCGACCGCCAAGCGTTGCGCTTAATCGTTGAAATCTGAGATCAAGCTTGCTTGCGGCTGCGGTTAAACTTCCGCCATGTTTGGCGACCAGCATTTGGCGAACGGCCTTGAGGCTCGTCGGTTGAATCTGCCGCCAGTTGTGGGTCTTCGCTGCTTCGCGGTGAAGATCGTTCATTGTCATTGTGCTCATATTTGCTCCTGTAATTTTATTGTGTAAAATGCCGATAATCGGGTATGGTTGATTATAAAAAAGTTCTTAGGCGCATTAAGAAGGTTCCTAAAGAATATGCGGATTTGATTCTTGCAGCCGAGGAAGCTCCGCATAAAAATCGATCCAAAGAGACAATAAATCAAATCCTGAAAAAGAATCGATGCGACTGTACGATAATTATCTATAAACCATATTTCTTTAATTTTGTTTCTGTCTGGAACATTGAATCCAGATTCGCACTTGCTTATTTGCGGGATGTTGAAACTGTTTTCCGTGAATCTTCGAGTCGATTGGTAATCTATGACAATGCCATGAACCGAATCGGTTTGTGGCACCTTGATGAATGCCATATCATTGAAATCAGTTCGGCATTGCCTGCTGCAAAGATTCATTACGCCAAGGCTGATAGAGTTAGATAATGTCATATATTTTTTAATACCTCGCCAGCGTATTGATAAAACTGTTTTTGCGAAAGCGCCTCGTGATGCTGCTTTAACGAATATAATTTTTGCTTCATGAGATTTGTTCGCTTACCTGCGATATGAAGACGATGCGTTAATTCCTTATTGCTCTTATCAAGATCAGATATAATCTCGCTGACCTCCGCTTCGGAATATGTTTTAACCGCATGTTTTTTTGCAACCGTCATACAACCGCCTCCTTGCTTTTTCGCGATGATATCAGCTATTTCCCTGTAGCTAAATTCGTATTTTTTCTGTGTGCGCTTTTTCATACCGCCACCTCTGCAATTTCGCTGACCTGCGCGTTATCTTCTACTGGAACATATTTCCATGTGTCCTGATTTTTACCTTCCGCTCGACCACGCCAACTTCCCCTCTCAAAACAATTGTCTCTACGGTTAAACCATTTGTGGCTCCAATGCCCATTATCTCTCTGATAGTCCATGCCTATCAGTTCCCCGTCTTTGTTAAAAATATTAAACCTCATATTTTCATCTCCTTTCGTTCTTGACATCATAAGTGCCACCGTGGCACTTAATTAACAGTAACAATAACAGTAATAACAGTAATAACAGTAACAAATATATAACAATTATTGGTATCGTCAAGCAAAAACTTAACAGTTATTGTTATTTTTTGTGAATTTCAGGGGACTTTTTAACGATAAATGAATATTGTAGCCGAAAACTTTTCAAAAATGATCGATGCTCTGACGAATTCAAAGCAAATAAAAAATGCCAGTCAGTTATCTGAGGAAATTGGTATAACGAAATCTGCGATATACGAAATTATTAATGGCCGGGTAAAAAAGCTATCGGGAACGATGGTTGAACTTCTACGCCTAAAATACAACATAAACCCAGACTGGCTTCTCACTGGCGAAGGCAAGATGTTTCTGCCAACCAAACCCGGCGAACTGCCCCGTGAAATTCAAGAGATCAACGAAATATTGATGCGTAACCCCGACTGGGCGCGGGCAAATCTGAATTTGCTAAAAGGGGGAGAAAGTGCGGCAGATTTGGTCAAAGCTCTATCGTCTCTGAATGATTCAGAGCGCGTGATGGCCGCCAAGATGTTGAAAGGTTTGCAGCATTAAACAAAATGGTAAAGTTTGTCTTGTAGTATTGTCGATATGATTAAAGACATTCTACACTATGCAGAATGAATAAATAGAGGTGTGAGGGGATTAAATGAGTTCTTTAAATTTTGATTCTGCAACCGGGTACTTAAAAAATCCGCCGCCGATATATGAATTGGATTTTTCTACATTTGATAGTCAATATGGAAATTGGGAAAAGAAGAAATTCGTTTTGCAACTTTTGAAAGATTATTGTATTAATTTAAATAAAAATGCGATTAGACCAAAGTACATTATTATTGGCGGTGAATATGTAAGGAATTCAGAATCAATTAATAAATTGAAAGTAATACTTGTCTTCGCGGCCCGCGATGAGATAACACCTGTGATTCATGAGTATATTCAGAAAAAGGGAAAATACGTTGCGAAGTACAATCAGATAATTGAGCCCAAAGGATTTATAAAACTTTCTATCGGGGCAGATTACTCAAAGAAACTCGCTGAGGATGACATGGTAAAGGCTTTACAATATGAGCATTTATTGGATAATAAATTACAAACGGTCGGCGTAATTTGTTTGCAGTTTGACGGGATAACAACATGAACAGATTGGAAATAATAAAAAGCAACTTTTCTAAATATCTCGAAGAAATTCCGAATAGTTTAGGATTAATTCAAAAAATGTCTGACGAATATTCGGGTAACGAAGATTTGTACACATTTCAAAGCAGAATATTTTTAGAAAGAATGGATACTCTTATGAGAGATCTGGAAGATTATTTGCGATTGAATGAAATACGGGCGATGGCTTATCCCTATACTATACGCTTTGAAACGCACTTACATGAAATTTTTATGGATGCAGCAAAGGCAGGCAGAGTAATCAGTTCATTTCAGAAAGGTATTCACGCATTAAATAGCGCAACGAAAATTAATCTTGTAAATATACTCCGAGGCAGTACAATACTATGTTTTGATTACGATCAAACCAATTATGATGACAACAAATTTGACAGGGAAGATTTAAACAAAAAATTTCATGATGTATGCGCGGCATTGAATCAAGATGATGAGAACATATCGAAGCAAGAGGTAGAAAAAATATTGCCAGAAACCGTGATGATGAATCGATTTCTCTCATCGCTGAAAAATCTCACACCGGTACCAGGCGCAGAGGTAAAATCAGTTGCATTGGGAATAGATTACTACATAAAACCGATTACCTTTAGTGAAGATATTAGGAAAACGATTAACTTCATTAAACCCGCAACAAAAAGAAAAAGCGAATATGTCGACTGGGAAAATTCTAAAGCCTCTGGTTTTGTTCGTGAAATAAATAACGTTACCAAGAGTTTTATTTTATTTGATGATGAAAATGAGGACGTTGAAGCCGGTGAGTTAATCAAACTACACTATCGTGAAGATTCGATTGAGAAACATGTTTACAAGAATTTCAAGAAAAAAGTTACAATTGAGTTTTCAAAAGAAAAGTCAAAATACTTCGTGGAACGTTTAAGTTAATTCCAATTCTCAAAAATTCTTGACGTTATGTCTCTTTTTTCTTATTATCGGGTCGTGGCGAAATCTGCGGTACAATCAGTACAATCAAATCAACTTGAATTTAATTTTGATTTCCGTACGCTCGCAACTGGAATGAAAGATTTAATCCGCACTTCTGATGCTGCGCGAATTCTCGATTGTTCCCCTGATACTGTCATTCGTTATTACAATGAAGGTTTGATACCTGGTATTAAGCGTCGAGGTACTCGAGGCCGCAGTGAATACCGTTTTGTAAAGGTTGATATTCTTCAGTTTATCGAACGTAATTACGGCCGTAAGACTTACGACAATTAAAAAACTTTCAGCAACTCACGCATCAGCCGTATCAACGGCATCATACTCTTGTAATTTTAATTCTTATCGTTTATACTTCCTTCATGGATTTTATGGTGGTTATCGCTACATTTCTGTTAAATCTCATTCTTGTAATCGTCGGGGGTCTTGTTTTTTATTTCAAGGCTGATAAAGGCACGGCAGTAAAACTTGCCGTGCACGATCAGGAGATTGCCTCTCTTTTCAAGATGCTCAATACTGTTACAGCAGAACTCAAGGAAATCGCGAAAGAACTTCACATAATCACCCTGGAACTTGCGGGCAAAAAGCCCAGGAGGAAAAATGAGAGACGAATCGAAATTACTAAGTGATGAAAATCAGAGACTACATAATTCAAATCTGGATCTGGCACAGGCGAATATAAATCTATTATCGCTTCTTGAACAAGAGAAGTGCAAAATGCCTGTTCGAGGTAAAAACCGAATTGGTCTTGTGTTGTCAGTTCTTGCAATTGCCGGCGGGCAGTTTACACCTGTCGAGCCAATGGATCTTCTCGGCGCAAAGTTCAACTCAAATATTCTGCAAATCTCTGGCGCATTCATTTTAATTGTTCAGCTTGCCGGGCCGTATATTCTGCAACTGGTCAATGCCATTAGGGGGAACAAATGAGACTTCTGGATGAACTGCGGGCAATTGCCCTCACTTTCATTTTTTCGCTTTTGATTGTTCTTATGGGCTTTGGTTTTTCTGGCTGTGTTTCGGCTTCGAAAAAAGCCGCCGTTAAAACTGCCGAGAATGCCCAGGCTCTGGCTGATGATGCCGACAAATTTCTCGAGAAAGTCAAAACCGAGGGCATGACGCCGGAAAATGAAACCGAGGCCATTAAAAAAATTCAGAACTACTCTGCCGGGCTGAAAGATTGCGGTCAGAGTGTCATTGAGATTCAGCGTGAGGTTGAATCTGAAAAAGCAGGTGCCGATGGACGATATTTGAAAGTTTTGTTTTCGCTCATTGGTTTAATTGTTCTCAATGTACTATACGGAATCTGGCGATTCAGGAGTACCCTTCTATCATGGGTGGCAAAAGGTATCCTGAAAGTTTAAAAGAGCGGGCCTTTCGTATTTACTACGATACCGGGTCGCTCTCCGAGGTCGTCCGTGTTTTGAAAAAAGAATTCAAAGGCATCTCGAAAAGTACTATATCCAAGTGGGCGCTCGAAGCGGACGCCAGGGGAAAGAACTGGTATGAGCGCCGCTCTGAAATTCAGGCGAAAAACCATGAGCATGTTGATGAACAGATTGCGGGGGATCGGAAAAAATTATTACAAGAGTCTGCAAAATTTAACGATCGGCTTTTAAGTCAGCTGCCTGCCCTGGAAGCTAAAACACTTGAGGGTGCGACATTTGCAAAAATCGCTCTGTCAAAATTTATGCTCGAGCAATCTGGCACAGATCGCAATTCTGAGCAAACTGCCAAGAATGCAATTAATGCGTTCATGCTTGCCCTGAAAGAAGATTCAGAGATAGCAGCAATTCTGGATAGAAAATGGCCAAGTATCGAAGAACGATTTTATAATCATCTCGAACGTCTGGAAAAAGCTGATCGGAAAAAGAAAAAATGAGCATAAACGAAGCAAAGATTCTTCGTGAGGCCATCTCACAGGGCAGGCAACATTTCGCAAAAGGTTCCCTGATTGAATGGGCAATGCGAAAGATAGAAATTGAAGTGTCCAGTGGTGACTGGCGAAAATTTTCTTTTGAAGGTCATGAACCACTCAGAGAAATTTATCAAGACGAATTACATCCGAGAACAACAATCATTAAAGCCGCCCAACTTGGTGTTTCTGTTTATAGTGTCTTGAAAGCTATGTATCTTGGTGATAAATATGGAATTTCAACTGCCTATTATTTCCCGACCGATACGGATGTTCAGGATTTTGTCGATGAAAAATTTGATAAAATTATTGAGAACTCGGAATACCTGTCAACATTATCATTGCCGGGTGATATTGACAATAAGGGACTAAAGCAATTTTCCAGATTTGCACTATTTTTTCGAGGTACTGAAAAGAAACGAAAAGTTAAATCAATCACAGTGGGGCATGTTGTAAAAGATGAGTTGGATGAAGCCAATCAGGAAAACATGAAATTTGCTGATGACAGAATGCTCCATCAAAAACGGCGAATAATCACGGAGCTGTCACAACCCAGTGAGGAAGATTTTGGGATTGATGAAGCTTTTAAGCAAAGCGACATGAGGTATTGGGCTGTTCGTTGTGGTTGCGGTAAATGGAATTTTCCCGATAAAGATTTTCCGGAGAACCTTATAACGAAGGGTAAAAATGTATATTTTGGGTGTATAAAATGTTCCAGAAAATTAAATATGGCAGCAGGCCGGTATGTAGCCGAACACCCTTCACGTTCCAAAGATCACCGGGGCTTTCAACTTTCACATTTATTATTCGGTGTATATTCACCCGCTGAAATAAAAATCAAGTATGAATCGGCCGTAAAAAGCAGCGATAAAAAAAATCTGAATATTTCTGTTTTAGGTAAAGCCTATTCCACCGCTCAATCGAAACCCATAACAGATGAAATTTTAAATAATGCGGAGCGCCCATACGGCTTGTTACGTGAAGCCAAGTTTTCATACTTTGGAATGGATATGGGGGATAATGCACACATGTGTTTTGGCATCCCAAGCCGTGACGGCAGACGAATTCAAGTTGTTGCAATGTATGAATGGAATGCCGAGGACAAAGATGGCATTATTGCATTAATGAAACGATTTGGTGTGTATTCCGGGGTTATTGACGCCATGCCTTATAAACCAACTGCGAAGGCCATTGCGCGAGCATTTGAAGGTCGTGTGGCAATAAACTATTATAAAGGCGAAACCTTAAAAACAGGTACTGAAGGTGAAGGCCCCTGGGAAGTCAAAAAAACGACAATTGAAAGAAATGAGTCTCTTGATGATACTGTTGAACTTGTTCAGGACGGCGGAATAATACTACCCTCGAGAAAAATTTTAACGGGTTCGGATCTTGAAATATATGAAATGTTCAGAAAACATTTAAAACAGCTACTTAAAGAACAGGTAGAAAAGGCAGATGGTTCTTTCATTTGGCAATATAAAAAAAAAGTAGCAAATCACTTTGGCATGGCCTTGAACTATATGCGCATTGCACGCGAGATTTCTACGCTGGAAGTTTCATCTGGAGTTGATCCTGTATGTTTTGAATTGGATTATTGATGGAGTGATAAATGAAAACGAGTCTTTGGAAAAAAATACAACATCGATTTTTCGGGGCAAGCGTGGCGATTGCTATGGATGCATCGAGCGCCAGTCGAAAACAGGAAACCGATATAAATTTTACCCGGCCTTATCCCGTTGAATTTCTCGAAGAAATTGAGAAGCTGGTCCTTACTACTCCAAACTTGAGCCAGGCGCTCAAACGCTCGATTCAACTGGGTAATACCGGGCATAATGTCGAAGTCGTTTTGTCACGGGGGGACAACAAGGCCGCTCTGGACGAAATCAACGAACTGGCTGAGAGTGTTTATCCCAATGGCACGGGCGCGGATGGCCTCGTCAATGCCCTTTGGCGGCAGATCATGATTAAGGGGGCGTCGTCTCTGGAATTGATTCCCAGCATGGATTTAAAATCTATTGAGAAGGTCGCTTTAATTCCCGTGGAGACGGTACGATTTAAAATCGAGAACGCCGAAAGAAAAATCGTTCAAAATCATAACGGCGAAGAATTTTTATTGAATCCTGAACAATATATTTATTACCCCCTTTTCACTGATGAACGAAGCCCTTACGGAATCCCTCCGTATTTATCTGCGCTTGAAATTGCTTATACACAAAAAGACGCAATCAAGGGAATCGCTAAAATTATCAAGAAAATCGGTTTGCTCGGTTTTATTTTTGCGAAACTGAAAATTCCATTTCGAGGCAATGAATCTGAAAATGAATATCAGGCAAGATTGAAAAAAAAGCTCTCCGATTTCAGTAATGGATTCAAAAGCAATGTGGAGAACGGCGCCATTGCCGGTTATGATGACACAACAATTGAGCATCATTCTGTAACGAGCGAAGCTCGCGGCGCGATTGATTTGTTTCGCGAGATTGAAACACAGTATGCCAGCGGGATTGATTTTGACCCTGCTATGCTGGGCCGGTCTTATTCTACCACCGAAACCTATGCCGGTGTCGTGTACTATGCGTTTCTTGCCTCGAACAAAAATGTCAGGCGCGTCATTAAACGTGTTCTCGAAAAAATGTACAAAACACATTTGATTTTACGGGGTTATTCGGTGAAACGAGTACGGGTTAAATTCAACCCGGATATGGCGTTGAATCCGAAAGAAGATGCGGAAGCTGAGAGTATCAAGATTGGCAATGTCATCATGAAAATCAATGCCGGTCTAATCGATGACGATACCGGAGCCCGTGAACTGGGTTACGAAAAAGCAACGGGGAAAAAACAAACTCCGCAGACTGCGGGTTTGTCTGAATTTTTAGATTTCGTAGGACTTGCCGAAAAAAAAAACATTCCGATGTACCGGATAAAGTAGATGTTGAACAGCAAGCCCGTGATGCTGTCGATGAGGCGATCAAAGTTTTTCAAAAAACATTTACCACGGAGTTAAATTCGATTCTTGGCGATCTCGAATCTGCACTGGCGAAATCCCCGGATATTGAGACTGCAATGAAGATCCTCGATAGCGGGATGAAAGACAAATTACCGTCTGCGCTTTATGATGCCGTCAAGGGCAATATCGTTGATGCCTGGAAAGAAGTTAGCAAGTCAGCTGTAAAAACAAGAAACGATGTTTTACCGCAGGCTCTTGATTTTTTTAAAAAATCAAATAACCACGACTATGGGAAAATATACCAGGACAACCGATCTGATTTGCAAAAGGCCGTTGAGGAAGAACTTGCCGGTCGGCCGTCTGATTCAAAGAGCGCAATGGAGAGCGCTCGCAAAGCCGCTGAAAAAGCCAAAACGTATTTTTCAGACGAGGTACTTTTTAACCGTTATAAAATGGTTGTTTCTGGAGCTGTAATGAAAGCGCGGAATTTTTCGCAGGTTCTAAGCTATGAGGAACTGCAATATACCGAAGTCGAGATTGTAGCCATTCTGGATCAAAAGACTTCATCGATTTGCAAATTTATGAATGGCAGAAGAATTCAGATAAAGACAGCCGCCAATTACGTGAGAGAATACATGGACACCGACCCGTCTGATGTCACCGCAAGATTCGGCTGGCCGAAAAGAGAAACCGTCGGCGAAATGCAAGGAAAATCAACTGCGGACGCAGTCAAGGGGCTGGGCGCGAAACTTCCGCCCTATCATGCGCATTGTAGAACGACTGTTGTGCCGGGATATACTGAGAGGGTTGGCAATCAAAATGGCAAAAAACTATTATTGGGAAATTATAAAAAGCCGCCACTAACAAAAATTACTGAGGAAGATAAAATTCCTTACAAAGAAAGCCTTAATTTGAGAATGAAAGAATATGATAATTTAACAGAGGATGAATTTGCATCTAAAATAAATTCTTCAAGATATTCACAGTGGTCTGAGAAAAATCTAAAAAAACATTTTGATTATCACGCTTATGAGTTCGGGGAAATAACCATTGATGATTATAAAAAAATCAGCGAAAAAGTACTAACTAAATTCGATAATTTATATCTTTACAATGTGGACGGAGACAATAGATTGATGTTTTATAATATGTCTGAAAATATTGGCACTGTGGTATCAACTGACGATAATAATATTATTGCCTGTTTTAAACCAGACCAGTACTATAAAGACAGAACCATTGAAAATTTGTACATTAAAATAAAATGAAAGTTGAAATTGTAAAAAAAATAATTGAAGAAGCTCGAACCAAATCTGTGGAATGGGAGAGTTTTGTTTCTGCGATACATTCAGCTGATTCCGCAGAAGATAAAGCTGTTGATATTCAACTTGTGAAAGCTTTTGAAAATATTGAAAGGGTCGGCTATTTTGTTCCGCGCAGGACTGACGGTTCTTGGCGTTGGGAATGGAGATTGATTTCTCAGGGCGAGTATCCCCTCGAAAAACTTCCCGATCATGTACGCGATCTGGCCTATGTTCTCTACTACCAAAAATCAAAAAAATCGGCGTAAATTGACGAATATGAAACAAGCGATTTTCAGCCATTTTCCGGGGGTTTTTGAATGTGCCGCCCATCGGGTCGGGAAAATGGGACATAACGCAACCGCAACGCTCTGCAACGGTTTTTACGGGATTTTACAGGAGAGTCCAACCCTGTTTTTCCAAAACCAGTTTAGCTTTGGAGGAATTTATGAGTAAGGTCGAAGATTTAAAGATTATTTCCGAGGAAATTTTGTCAATGCGACTTAGGGAGTTGATAGAGACTCACTGCTTGAAAAACTTTATATGCATTGATGGGCCGAAAGCATATGAAATATCTATACCAAAGAAAGAGCCTTTTGAAGGTATGGAATTAAAAGTATTTATAATCAAAGAAAATCCAGACCAAAATGATATTGTACCGTTAATAGTAAATTACGTATTAAAATATGTTTTCGTAGATTACGAAAAAATCTGGTTTTGGCAATATACTTCTAAAAATATTTCTTAAAAAAACTTCATCATCACACGCATGAGCCGTATCACCGGCATCATGCCCTTGTAATTTAAAATCACATGTGTTAAATTACTGCCAGATGAGTAACTGGCAGAAAGTCAAAAACGATTGGGTCAAGCTGAAAAACGGCATCGACCTGAATGTCAATGGTCAGGGTATCGTGTGTTTCAGCAACGCGGGATTTGCCCTGGGCAGTAACGGTTTGAAACTAACTGGCGGTTCAACATTGGCAATCACTCCGGTCGAAGGCAAAGAGGAAGATGGTCAAGAGTATGTGGACTACAAGTTCCGGATGCTCTCTAAAACCTATATTCCCGGTTGGGAGTTAGATTTCAGAGAGGAAAATGTGCTGCAAGAATCAGTGGCGCTTTTTGCTACAAAACTGACTCGTAATCATAATACTTCCATTGAGAACTTTCATGGCAAATCTTTGAACCCTTCATGGAATAACTCGACGACACCGCCAGGCATCGACGCGACCTACCGGATTTATAAAGAATTCGGCAGCGACATTATCAAAAAGCTAAATCTGGGGATACTGGATTCTACCAGCGTCGGGATAAGATTCTTGTGGAAAAAGTCTCACCCTGGTATGAGGCTGTGGGATTTTCTGGATAATCTTGGCAGGGAAATTGACGGTCAAATCGTTCGATTTGTCATCACCAAAATTCTGAGCGTTCCTGAAGCGTCGATTGTTTATGCCGGGGCCGATGAAAACGCCAAACGCCTGTCACAAACAGGCAATCAAAATTTAAACGATATTATAAATTCTCAAGGAGATAACATGGATGAAATCATGAAGCTTGAAAAACAGCTTACCGAAAAAACCTCTGAGCTTACAGAACTCAGAACAAAACACACTGCTTTGGAAACCGAGAACAAAACTCTGAAGACAGAAAACGAAAAGCTTAAGCCTCTTGCGGCTTTGGGCGAAGCACAGCACAAAACTCTGAGAGAAGACGCTGAAAAATTTTACCGTCTGGCGGAGAAAACCCCGAAAGACGAAATGGTAAAGATTTTGCAAAGCGGCGATCTCGAAACTGTGAAAACGCTTCATGCGGATTTCAAGGAGCGCGCTGAAAAATTGCATCCGGCAAAATGTCCGAATTGCCAAGTATCTTTGACAAGACAGTCGAGCAAGACTGAAGGTGATACGTCTGATGAAACCTCTGATGACGACATCAACATGGACGACTACGAAATTTAAAACAGGAAGGAGTAATTTATGTTCAATAAAAGTTACAGAGGAATTGGCCGTGATCTGGCTATCACAATGGTCGGGGCCGGAATTGTTCGGGATCAGGATGAGGGCAAACCCGCCAAGGTCAGCGGTAACGATACCCTGACACTCGCTGGCGATGGAGATCCGTTCATTGGCGTGATCGGGGACATAGAGCCGGATCTGACAACAACCCTGGAACCGGCAGGATGTTTTGAGCATTCCTATACAGGAGCTGACCCAGTTGTTGGCGTTCAGAAAATTTTATGTGATGCCGCCAATGGCGTCAAGGTCGATGCCGTCAACGGATTCCCGGTCACCGTACTCAATGTAGATACGGTCAACAAAATCGTTATTTTCTATAAAGGCTAAAAAAAGGAGAAATCATGCCCCCTATTAAACAATTAAAACTCGAAAAAGAAATGTATACCGAGGCCAAATCTTTAGGAATTGGTTTTGGGGATTTACTTGAAAAATTGGACCCGAGCGAAAGCTATACCGGGAAGCTTGGCAAGATGACCGCGTTTCAGCGGCAGTGTGCACAGCTCGGCCTGAAAACTTCAGGTCGTGATGCAGCTTTGGTTGAAGCATTTTTCTCAACCACTGCCAGCAAGGTGCTATTTCCTGAGTACATTGCCCAGCAGCTTTTGATCGGCTTGAAAAAAGGCCGCCGGTCAGCAACTCTGGCAGATATCGTTTCGGTTACTAACCAGATTGATTCTACCAGTTATAAAACCATGGAAATCGATCTGGATAACACAGATGTCGATTATAAGCGAACCGCCGAGGGCGCAAAGTTTCCTGTGGCGAAAGTTCGTACCAAAGAAAAAGCCATCACGCTGTATAAAATCGGTACAAAGCTGGAATTTTCGTATGAGGCGATTCGCCGTATGAAGTTGAATGTTTTGGGAGCTGCTTTACAGGTGCTTGGTACCAAACTCGGTCAGGATCTCGTTTACGAAGGTCTTGAAGTTCTTTTGAACGGTGACGGAAACTCAAACTCCGCAGGCAATGTGAATTCGGCTACGACCGGGGCGATTGTTTACGGTGATCTTTTAAATCTCGATTTCGTTTTTGAGGACGGCTTTGAACCTGACATGATTGTTGCCAATAAAGCCGCAATGAAAAAGATTCTGTCTGTATCGGAATTTATCAATCCGCTTATCGCTTCTGATTTTCTGACCAAAGGTCAGGGAGTTACTCCCTTTGGTCTGGCGCTTAAAGTCAACAACAAGTTACCAGACGGTAAGCTGCTGGCCTTAAATAAAATCGGCGGGCTTGAAATGCTCGAAGAAAAAGGTGCTCAGATGGTTGAGGTGGACAAAATCATCGATCGTCAATTGCAGGGCAGCATTATTTCCAAGGTTGTTGGTTTTTCCAAGATTTTCAAATCTTCAGCCAACACACTCACCTTCAACTGGTAAGGAGTACTGAATGAATACTCTGAAAGTACGTCTGAATCAGTCCATGGATAAAGCCGGTCTTGGTTTTACCGACATCGAAGGCAAGCAGGAAATCCGGGTCAAGAACCCCGGCAAGCGTGAGGTCATAACCGTTAAGGAAACGCATTTTGTTCGCCAGAAAATTCAAAGCGGCGAAATCGAAATTGTTGAGGTCGTCAAATCGGCGGCCTCTACAAAAACACAGGAGACCAGCCCCTCTACCACCAGTGAGGAAAAACCCACAGCTGAACAATTGAACGCAGCTCGCGAGGCTGTGGCTCAAGCTGAGGCGGCTCTTGAGAATGCCAAAGCAGATATCAAGAAAGCTGAGGATGCTACGCAAAAAGCAAATTGCAAGACCGCTATCGAGAACGCCGGTCAGGCTCTTGGCGATGCCAGGGCTGAATTAAAGCGTCTCGAAAAATTGGCGAAGTAAGAACCAATTTTAAAAATTAAAATAAGGAAAAACCATGCTGACACAGGCGACTGACATTACTGCACTAGGTTTCGATGGCGATTTGCTAGGTATTACTGATTATACCGTGGTGGATACGTTTATTGAAGCCTCTATTGCCGTTGCGTCGGATCGCCTGGAAAGCTGGTTGAATGACTCTGAGAGCTACGCGGCCATTGAAGCCTTACCTGATAATGACCGAAAGAAAATTCGGGTAAAACGGGTCGAGCTTCTTTTGAGTATTACTGAAATTTTACTCTTGATTCATGCCCAGTCAAGCGTTGGCGAAAACTCGATTAGCGTTGAAGGCTTCTCTATCAAGATCGCAAATATTACCCCAGAAGAATCTGTGAATATTTGCCGTGCGTTGGCTGATAAAGCCTACGTGATTTTACGAGACTCTGCAAAGCAGCAGGAATACCCAGGGGTGGCTGTTTTATGATTCACGCCGGAATCGCAAGACGGGCCTTTCGACGAACCGCAAACGGTGCGTTGGTTTTTCGCGCCTATACAGAAGTACCCGGCATATTAAATGCCATGCCTGATTCACAATATCAGGACACCCAAATTTCACCCGCAAAAATCAGGGGCATAACCGAAAAGGAAAAATTGTCAGCAGCAGGCGCCTGGGATGAAGTTCAAAAGGTAGTAACCTTTGAGGCTCAAAGCGTAACTGGTAGAGCTGAACTTTTACAGGGGCAAACTATCCCTGGTGATCGCGTGAATATTGGCGGGGTGTTGACAAATGGTGTTTTAGAAGGCGGTACTGATTTTACTATCGAAGATAAAGTATCAAGTAGCATAAACGGTTTTCATCTATTAAAACTCTACATCAAGGCGGTGCGATAATGGGCGTTACCACCAGCGGCTTTGATGAGTTTTCCAAATACCTCGGCGGTGTTTCCCGCAAGGTTGACACTGTCATGGATCGCCGTGTTGCCAGAGCCGCAAATATTATTCGTATGAATGTCATCAAGGTGATTAATTCACAGCCTGCCGGTTGGGCGGCGCTCAATCCGAAATATGCTGCATGGAAAGCGGCTCATGGTGGGTCTCGTTTGAGACTCGTTTCGGGAATCCGGAATCCGGGGTCACGAACACCGGCTGTGAATTACAGAAACTCTTTTGACGTTACCAAACTTGGAAACGCAAAATATGCCAGCGGTACAAACTACCCGCAGGCGCGTGCTCTTGAGCGTGGCAATGAGGCCAAGGGCGTTCAAGCCAGACCACATTTTGGGCCGGCAGTCGATCAATCGAAACCTGCTATTTTACAAGAATACAAAGACGGCGTGAAGGAGATTTTCGCAAAATGAGAAAAGCTCATATCGATTATCTCAAGGCCATGCTGGTTGCCATTAGTTTCCCTGGCCAGTTACTTGAAGTTTACCCTGCTGAGGACAAACTTCCACAAATGATCCCATGCGCACCTATTAAATTGATACCGACTCAAAACCGGCTTGATGCCAGATTAAAATCCGGAAACCGGATTGCAAAATTGCCGCCTGTTACTGTTAACGGCGTTAAATCGAATCGGTATTTAAAGAGTCATTTTAAACAGGCGTTTAAGTATCAAGTAGATTTGTGGTTAAAAAACCCAGTGACCGAAATTTTGAGCACACCTGCCAACCCCGGCTATGTTGACAAAGCCATGGTGTACGTTTCTGAAAACCAGACCATTGCCATTACTCTTCAGGATATCGAATACAAAATCACTGTGGATATCGGAGCCAGCGGCGACATTACCGATGATTCTGATAAATCGATTTATAAATATTATCTCGAAGTGATTTTTCGCGACGGGCTTTATAGTATTGAAGAGGCCGAAACACTGGCAGGAGCCGCGCTGGAGATTGAACAGCCGGTGGAGGTTGAGGTCGTATGATAGTACCACGTCCGCTATGGCATAGATTTAAACCAAAAATGAAAATGGATGTTAATGAGTCAATGTCATCGCTCAGCATTGAATGTAAAATTACAGGCGTATCAAGATTGAAATTCAAATTAAGCATCGCAACATTTTTAATAAATATAGCATCATGGATTATACGGCCTGGAAAAATTGAAATCGAGGTTGAGATGAAAGAACAAGGAGAAACATCAAAATGAAAATTGAGGAATTTTACAAAAAGCATTCTGAAACATACCATTTCAGAAAATCACTGAAGGCCGGATTTATATCTTATCTGCGGGTCGAAAACGACCAGGCGGAAGTCGACGAAAAAACCCTGATTGAGAAATACAAAAAGTTTTCGGGCATTGATCCGACTACCGGTAAACCTGCCGTCGTCGATGTACATAAAAACCCGACTCCGGTAAATCCGGATGATTCTCAAAAATCAGGAAAAGGGAAATCAGGAAAAGGGAAAAAGAAAAAAGATTCTGATTTGGATGATCCAGAGGACACAGAGGAATCAGAAGATTCAAATCTGATTGAGCCTGATCTGGATGATCTTATTCAAAATTAAGGAGTAATACATGGGTGGAGTAAGTACATTTCATCAAAGCGGCGGCGCAGTCGCCAGCGACTATAAAGCTGACAGAGTATCTGCCAAAGTTGGCCAGGCTGAGGGCGGTAATGCCCTCGAAAAATATTTTGTTACCAATGCCAATCAGGCAAAAGATATTTTTGGCGCTGGCGAACTGGTCGATCACGTTCAACAATATTTCGAGGAATTCGATTTGGCCAAAGGGCAGCAACCAGCCCCGTTAATTCTGGTCAGACCTGATAATGATACGCCGGGCAGTGTCGATGCTCCGGTAGCCGGCTCCCTAAATACTGGTCTTGCCGCGTTACCAACAACATCAGGAACACCGACCGGGTCGCGTATTGTTATTCTTAAAATAACCAAAGCCGGAGCGCATCAAACTGCGGAATATCAAAAATCTGTCGATGGCGGTCTGACTTATGGAACGCCTGTGGTGACACCTGTCAGCGGATCTTCGATCATGCTTGATGCAGGTGTCAGCGCAACATTTAGTGATGACGGTGTTACGCCTGCTGAAACATTCCAGCTCGGCGATACTTTTACTTTTGTCATTAACGGGCCTACCGCATCGGTCGCCGCCAAGCTGGTTGCCATCGCGGTTCTGATTCAGGAATACAGAATTTATTGGTTACACCTTATCGGTGGCATCGATCGCGCTACTGCGGTTTCGATCAACCAGATTCTTGCTGATATGGAAACCACAAAGAACCAGCCAACGTTTGGAATTGTGGAAGCACGTTCCATTTTGGCCAGCGGTGAAACCTTCAGTCAGTATGAACAGTATCTGGAATCTGAATTCGGACCATTTTATTCTGAGCGCGTCACCATTGTGACTGCCGAGGGGCGTTACATTGCCGGGGGCGTCGATAATGCGGGTGGTTATGAAGCGGTCAAAGCTGCCGGTTCAGGAATTTGGCGAAACGCCGCGACTATGCTGACAGCCAAGCTGGCCGCTGGTTCCCCGAATGAGTCACCCGGTTGGGTTGCGAAAATGAGATCCCTGACCTTATCTGAAATTCGTCACTGGAAAGACGGTTATCAGGATTACATGGATGCCTTGAATACCATGCGGCTGACTGTACTGAAAGAATACAACAACTGGCCGGGTATTTATATCATGTCAGGTCGAATCAAATCTGCGCCAAATTCTGATTTCTCAGAAATTCCGGAAAGACGCCGAGCCGATAAGATGCACCGGATTGTTTATCAAGAGTCGATGCCATTTGTAGATGCTGATTCTGAAACTGAATCAAGCTCTGGTGGTTTTGACACGTTGAAAGCGTTTGCGATGGCTGCCGTATCTCGTGATATGATGCAACCTGGCGCACGAGAAATTTCTGGTGCGACTATCGTTGTTGACCCCAATAAAAACTTTGCCACATCAAATCCAAAGAAACTGCAATTGAAATTGGGGATGCAAATCAAACCCAGAGCAAAATTCATTGAATGGACGACAAACTATACTGTCGTTACGAAATAAGAAGGAGTAAATAATGTTAGAACCAGGCGATATAGTACCAGAAGCGCTGAACTTCTCGAATTTTCAAATGAATATGTTCGGTTTCAATCTGATGAAATTTTTGGATTTTGAACTGGACTATGAAGCAGAGTGGTCGGTTAATTATGGAAAGGACGGTCATCCAATAAGCTGGACAGTCAAGAAATTTAAAAACACTCTCAAAGCCACTTTGTTGGTTGAAGAGCTGAAAAATTTTATACCACTGGCCCCCGGCGGAAACTTGTTGATGCTGCCACCAGGCCCGATTACCGCATCTACAATCGTTCCGAATGTTGGCTCCCTGAAGATAACCATCCCTGCTGCAAAAATCATCAAGTATCCGTTCAAAGCTAAAGAGGGTGATGACAAGATGGAAATTCCAATGGATCTTGGTGTTGCATCAATGCCAATTATCGAGTTTACATAAACTATAAAAAAAAGGAAAAATGTATGAACACAAATAATTTAAATGAAATTATTAAAAACAAGCAAGAGGCAATTGAGCTTCTACCGTCTCCGTATCGAAAGCTGACTGATGATGTTCTCGACGAAGAAAATGTTAAACTGTCAATCAGTACTCTGAAAGATATTTATAAAGACAAGGGCGGTATTCATCTTCTTGAAGTTGAAGATTATCAGATACTCGTCAGGGTTCCCAATGAAACTCACCTCAATCACGGGATGGAAAATAAAAAACGAACCGCTATTGAAGCTGACCGGTGGCTAGTCGGCGAATGTCTGTTATACCCATCAGTCGATGTATTTAAATCCTGGTTAATTTCTGCGCCTGGTCTAGGTACACCTTTTGCGAAGAAACTTCTGGAGCTTGGCGCCACAACGCAGGAGGCCAAGGCAAAAAAGCTTTAAGCGACTATAGGAATGGAATTCAACAAGGTAAGGGTGTACTAAATATCTTATACGCCCACTACTTTCCTGGTCGCATTGAACCAGACTGGTCTGATACGGAAGAATATATGAAGGCATTGGCAGAAGTGGAATACATGGAAGATCATGAAGTTCATATAAGGGCAAAGGCAATTGTAAAGGCATTTGGATAATATATGGGGTCTGAAATATTCAAACTTGGCGCTGTCTTGACCTTTCGCGAGATGATGTCTGGAGGGGTTAAATCTCTAACCAGTCATTGGGATAAGCTGAAAAAAACAATTGGCGAAACGGACCCGATTATTCGTAAAGCTGAAAACTCTGTAGGCGCAATGAAATTTGGTACCAAGATTGCCGCTGGAGTCCTCGCCCTTACCCTCAGCATGGGTGCGGCCCGAATGGAGACATCTAAACTAGAAGGGAATTTGAAATCTCTTGGCGTTAGTTCACAAGAAGTCAACAAGCTGAGCTACTCAGCATCTGCCGCTGCCGCAGAATTCGGTATTGCAAAGGATGTCTACCTCACAGGCGCCTACGATATTAAATCCGCTGTATCCAGTTTAAATTCTGGTCAAATGGAACAGTTCGCCCATTCCATTGCCCTGGCTGCAACTGCAACCAAGGGCGATTTTGCGCAAATGTCAAAACTGTTCGGTATGGTGTATAACCAGTTTGGGGCCATGTCAGGTCTCGACCCAGGAGCCTTTGCTGAGAAAGCAGCTAACACGTTTGCTTTTGCTGTAAAACAATTTCGTACAGATGGCGCCGCACTTGACCAGGCATTTAATTCTGCCGGGATGAGCGCTGCAAGGATGGGTGTTACTATCGGCGAACAGACGGCGGTCTTGGGAACGCTGATGAACACCATGCAACCCGGTGAAGCTGGAACGGCATGGAAGGCATACTTTGGTCATTTGGAATCTGGTTTTTCGAAGCTGAAATTAGAGGCCAGAAAAGACGGAAAACTTTTAGGTGTGGCTGACCAGATTGAAGAAATTCAAAAACGTTTTAATATAAAACTTCCCACAGAACAACTTGACGCCTTGAACAAATTAGACCCGGCTCAGCGATCCGGCGCAGTGAAAGCCCTTATAAACGAAAAAACGGTTGAAAAATTAAATTCTGCGTTCGGCGAGGAAGGCGCAAAGATGGTGTATAGTTTGATTGGTGTAACCAATGAACTGCGCACTTCTGTTGAAGGTGCAAACAAAGCCAGTACCGATGCTGCCGAAATGTCCTCAGCCAATCTGAATAATCTTGGCGGCCAATGGGCTAAACTCAAAGGTGGCCTTGGAGGTTTTTGGGATAATATTTCAAAAGGAATGGACGGGCCTTTCATAAAAGTTTTTGGAGGGCTGAACAGTCTGCTTGAAAAATACAATAAACTTTCCGGGTCGACAAAAGATTTAATTTCTCATTCTATTGGTCTTGCTTTGGTTCTTGGAGGAATAGCCGGCACTGTTATCGCGGTCGGCGGCGCTTTGTCGTTCTATCGATTTATGAAACTGGCAAGTGCAAAAGCAGCTCTACTTGAGGCCGAGGCCGAAGGTGTTGGCGCTGTCGTAAAACAAAGCTGGCTGCGATCTGCCGTTGCATCCATTGGCATGACAATCAAAGATACAGCTGTCAAGGGCTACAACGCCGTTGCCAGTTGGGTTGCCGCAGGGGCTGAAAAAGACCTTGCGTTTGGTAAGTCTGTTTTAAACCGGCTTGCGAATCTTGGCTTTGTGGTCCAAATGCGTGAAGGCGGCGCAAAGATGCTCAATGCCGCAAGAACAAAAGCGGCAGCCGCTGCCGAATGGGGGCTTGGGGCTGTCAAGAAAGCTGGAATTGCTCTGAGCAATTTAAGCGCCGTGGCTACTGTTAGAGAGGCGGTTGTCAAACGTGGCGCTATGGCTGCTACCAAGGCGATGGCGGCCGGCCAATGGCTTTTAAATGCTGCGATGTATGCATCGCCTATCGTATTGATAGTTGGTGGAATTTTATTGTTGGGAGCGGCTGTCTATGGCGTAGTGAAGCACTGGAAAGATTTCGTTGAATGGGCAGATCGTGCCTGGACTTCGGTTAAAAACTTTTAAGGTGTTGGTGATG